CTGCTATTCAACAGCTAGACGCTGAACTTGAGGAGTCTTTAAGCAGCATAGCGGGCCGTGATCCTGTGTTTATGGCAGGACTAGAAGGAAACCAATCTATATCTGAGTTTGTAGCACCAATATCCTCCCCAATACCTGTGTCCTCTGGTGCTGCCGGTGTGTTCAGGAGAGCAGAGTCAGATGCGGCTAAAACTCTTGACCAACCGCAGGGATTTATTGGAATGGCGGGACCAAACTTTAGACACCCAGTGCTAGGAGACTATGCTCAATCTGCCGCAGAATTAGAAGGAGTCCCCTACGAAAGAGTGCTTATACATGAGATTATGCACAAAGGAGCAGATCAAATTGAACGTAGATTTAAAGACAGAAACGCACTGCAACAAATAATTGATATAGTCACAGGAAAAGAAAGCGTAGAGGGACTGTTTCCAAGAGCAGCTACGCCAGCACAAAAAGGCAGGGCTGAACACAAATATATAAACGCCGTGTTAAACACTGTAGCCATGAGGCGGGGAGCAAAACCTAAAGAATTAAAAATGGCAATACAAAGAGCGTTTTCAACTTACATGAACTCTGATGAAAGAGAAAAAGCCCTTTTTAATAATGAGGAACTTAGTGTTAGAGGGCAAGGCAAGGATGCCCGTATTCAAGTAAATGCCACAAGCACCCAAGATTTAAAACGAATACTTACAGATTTAAATGGGATTATGATGGAAGATAAGATTGCACAAGATTTAAAACGCAAATCCCAAGACTATTCGTCGGCTACCCGCTAACAACGGCCCCGACTCAACCGAAGCGGCTACCTACAAGCCAAAGTAGCCCCGCTAACAAGAGGTAATAAAATGGCAAAACCAAGAGGCCACCGTGCCAACAAACCAAACGACTCATTCGGAACAATCAACAATGATTCGTTATATCGTGGAAAGCACCGCGAAGATGTCTACAAAGATGACGATGAAGACAACGAAGCGGAAGAGACTGTAGAAGCACAAGAAGCGGACCCCGAAGAGGCTACTCCCGAAAGTGCAGACAGTTTTGTTTCAAACAAAAAAGAAGCGGAACACGATTACAAGAAACGATACGACGATCTCAAACGACATTATGATACTAAGGTCAATGAGTTCAAAGGTGAAATCAACGAACTTAGGCAGTCGCTGGAACGGCGGGAGGTAGAGATGCCAAACAACGTAGCAATGCCAAAGACGATGGAAGAACTGGAACAATTCAAGTCTCAATATCCAGAAGTGTTTGATGTCGTACAAACCGTTTCTTCGCTCCAAACAGAATCACAGGTATCCCAACTCCGCGAGGAACTGGGAACGATCAAAGAGCGAGAAAAAGACCTAGAGAAAAAGAATGCGTATCAGCAGCTTGTTTCTCACCATCCCGATTTCGACGAAATCAAAGTGGATGAAAAGTTTCTTTCTTGGCTTGAAGAACAGCCTGAATCTATTTCTGATGGCATCTACAAAAACAATACGGATGCTAAATGGGCGGCACGGGTCATAGACCTCTACAAAGCTGATACTGGCGTATCGGCAAAGAAGAAAACCAAACGGGCTTCTGCAGCAGATGCAGTCACTAAAACCTCCGCGAGAGAAGTGGCTACAACTAAAACAGAAGGTAAAATTTGGAAAGCTTCTGAAATCCGTAGTCTCAAGCCGTGGGAGTTTGAAAAGCTGGAAAGCGAATTAGACACTGCACGTCAAGAGGGACGGATCGACCTTAACAACTAATCCTCAAACAGAGGGAAGGAAAAGAACCAATGGCATTTGGTACTGCTGCAGGTTATGGTAACCTGCCTTCCGGTAATTTTGCACCGGAAATCTTTAGCCAAAAGGTTCTCAAGTTCTTCCGTCGTGCTTCGGTTGTAGAAGATATTACAAACACCGACTACGCGGGCGAAATTGAAAACTTTGGCGACACGGTTCGCATCATCAAAGAACCAACAGTCACGGTCAGTTCGTATACACGGGGTTCCGTCGTAAACGCACAAGACTTGGCTGACGATCAAATCACGATGGTTGTCGATAACGCAAACGCTTTCGCGTTCAAGATTGACGACATCGAAGAGCGGCATTCGCACGTAAACTTTGAAGCACTTGCTACCTCATCAGGTGCATTTGCTCTGAAGCGTAAGTACGATGCAAACGTCCTGCAAGCTATCTCTGATGGCGCAGGTATCGCTGGTGCTGACGACGCTTCACTGTCAGGTGGTCTTACCACTACAAACAGTGCGCTGGGTACTGCATCCGCTCCTATCAACGTAGAAACTGACGATGCTGGCATCAACCTGATGCTGCTGATGGCACGTACACTGGACGATCAGTCTGTGCCAGAAGAGAATCGTTGGTTTGTAGCACCACCAATCTTCTACGAGAAGATGTTCCAAGCCGGAAACAAGATGGCTGAAGTTCAGGTAACTGGTGACGCTACTTCTCCACTGCGTAACGGTCTTGCTATTCCGGGTACCCTTGCTGGTTTCCGCTGTTACAAGTCTACTGCGCTTAACTCAACAGCAGGTACCGATCAGGTAACTCTGTCTGGTGTGGCAACTGACGCCTCTGAGAATGTGATTCTTGCTGGCCACATGTCGTCCACCTCCACTGCTTCGCACATTGCTAAGACCGAAGTGGTTCGTTCAACTGAGTCGTTCTCTGACGTTATTCGTGGTCTGCACGTTTTTGGTCGCAAAGTTTTGCGCCCAGAAGCTGTCGTTCGCGGCGTCATCGACTTCGCGTAAGGGAGGGCTAGGTAAATGGCTACTATTGATCGTACCCCTAATGGCGGAACTACTGGACATCCAGCAAACGTCGCACGTCCCTACGTGGTAACTTCACAAGTGCATGATACTGCAGATGGCGGTACAGGCGGTGATGTCGTTCAACTGATCGACGTTCCTGCAGATACCATGATTGTTGCAGGTGCTTTGGAAGTTTTGGAAGCTCGTGGTAACGGGCAGATTACTCTAGACGTAGGTTTCACTGGTGGTGATGTAGACTGTTTTGTTGACGGTTCTGCCCTCGCTGCTGGCTTCACTCCGTTCCTAGAGGCTGCTACAGGTGCGTCTGGCTCTAACGCCCGTATCCTGACCTCTGCAGACACTATTGACGCTCTCATCCTTGATGGTGGCTCTACTGGTGAATCTGCTGCACGTTTCCGTGTTCACGTAGTTCTTGCGGATATTTCCAAGAACCCCGTAGAATCTGCTACAGTTTCTACCGGAACATAACAATACTCTTGGGGGCAGGGCAACTTGCCCCCTTGACAACTTAAACTATATATGATATAAGCGTGTAACCTAGCCGGGAGATATACCATGCTATTACAGCTTTTATCAGAACAAGAAGTAGACTACTGCCTCGACAACTGGGGTACAAATCAAGACGGGGCAAAGACACAGCCTAGATCGGATGGAGAGAAACTAAAGGACAACAAAGAATGTCCTGACATGTTACCAGAAGTACGGCAACTTGTTTCTACACGACTGTACAACAATCCGTACCTAGAGTCTGTTGTTTGTCCAAACAAAGTATCAGTCAACTTTTACAACGAGTACAAAGAAGGCGGATACTATCACAAGCATATAGATACCTTTCGTGCTGCACCTAAAATTAACAACGTATACTTTGACTACGGGTTTTCACTAGGACTTACGGACGACTACGAAGGTGGAGAGTTTGTATTAGATAATGAGATTGGTGAAATAAGCTATACTGTAGGCAAGGGACAGTTACTCATCTTTCCAATTATTTACGCACACGGTGTAAAGCCTGTAACAAGGGGAACACGTAAAGCAATTATAGGATGGATGTCCAGTAACGTATCATACGAACAGAGTTACATTCTCAAAAACTTGTATGAAGTAAACGCACATTTTGTAAAAAACAACAAAGAAGATATGGCCTTAAAATCTACCCTCGTTCAAAACTATTTAGCAAAACATTGGGGTAGATAGAATGAATTACATTACAAGCAATATTCCTTACTTTAAGGCTTGGGTACGCAGAGAATACACAACAAACCATGACCGATACCACGGTGAATTTTTACACGCTATGGTTATTGGAGTCACCACTTTACCAATGCGTACCATGTCTTTTCAAGTCTTGTTTACAGGATGCGAAGACGAAGAAAACAACGTACATGGTGGTGCCATGTGGGCACGTATGCCTCTCACAGCACTGGTGGGTGATACGCCCTTAGATGAATGGCCTACACCAATACCAACATACTTGGCCCAGCCGTGGGATTGTCAATCACATCACCATTCAGTATTTGTGTTGAATAGGGGTACACCCTGTCCGTGGTTGGCAAAGATAGACGGAGAGTTTTATCCTGCAAAGTATTACTTCACTGTGGACTACACAGATACCGAAGTAGCAGATGATCCGGCGCAACACAAACAGAGTCATGTGCTTGAACTTTTAGATGCTGGTGAGTGGACAGGAAATATGGTTGCCCTACCAAACAACAGGGTACGAGTTACAAACCCAGCGTGGTTTGTTACGGGCGACGGCCCACCGGACTTCGCTCCTAGTCAGTGGGTCCATCATTCTAAACAAGACCCGAACTATGTGAGCGACACAGCACGGGTATTTGACAACCTCTACGCGGAGAGTGACAATGAAGAAGATGATGAAGAGTAAAGGCATGGCCCGTGGCGGCAGTGCAAAGAAGAAGGCAAAAGGCATGGCCCGTGGTGGTCGCATGAAGTCTAAGGGCATGGCTCGTGGCGGCAAGGCGATGAAGTCTAAGGGCATGGCAAAAGGCGGCAAAGCTGGCGGCGCAATGACCCTTGCATCCATTCGTGCAGCAGCCAAGAAAAAAGGTTACAAACTGGTAAAGGCATAGCTATGACAAAGAAAGCACCACCCAAGCCCAAAAAGAAGTCAAAGGGCGCAACACCTAAAAACAAAGCGTTGTACGCTCGTGTGAAAGCAGAAGCAAAACGTAAGTTCGATGTTTACCCA